CGATCGAAGAGGCCAAATACGGCTGGCAGATGAGCGACGGCAGCGGGCCGGTCTACGGCTGGCAACCGTGGCAGAAGGCCATCGAACTCGGCGGGTTCCGGGCCGCTGCGATGGTCACGAAGGACCCGCGCTACATGGCAGCGAGTCGATCACTTGCGATCGCTTGCGTGCAGCAAGGATGGAAGGAAGTGGGCACTGCCTACTGGCACGCCTACGCGCTGCGTTGGACACCCGATGCGCCGCGTTGGCCTACCGCGCTGAACCGCGACAACGAAGGCTGGACCGACGATGTCTACGTGTCGAGCGCCGCTGCGTCGTGGACGGTCGCCGCGTGTGTCTTGCTTGCCGACGAGAAGACTCCTGTCGGCATCCAAGCCAAGCGTGTCGTGACGTTCATGGGTGCGCCGAAGAACGCGAGCGAGTCGAGGTGGAGGGCGATTCGTTGAGCGGTCACCTAGAGCACGCGCCAGAGTTCATGCAGTTGGCTGGCATCGATCCTGACACCGCGAAGCTGATAATGAAGCGGCTCAAAAAGGGTCACAAGGAGTATGGTGATGCAAGCTACGAATTGCCTCCACCTTCGCTGTTTGCCGAGATTGAGCAAGAAGCGCAGGATCTTGTCGGCTGGCCTTTCATCATGTGGCGCAAGATGCAGTTGATACTGCAAGACAACAGGTCAGCACCTGCCAAGCTTTATGCTGAAGAGGTTGCGAAGGCTATGGTGCTCGTTGCCGCCGATGCTGGCGTCATGCTTGAGCACATTCGCGAACTGAAAACTCAGTTCACGTAATCGAGGGGGCGCATATTATTCCACGAGGGGGGTAATTTCCCGCCCGTGGTCCAATACGACCCGCACGACCTTGGAAGCGAAACTCGCGTTCGCGAGCAAAAGCAAGCTCGCGACCGTTTTGATGCTGAAGGTGATGCGGCTCTCGTGCGCTGGATTATGAGCGGCAAACGTGGACGTGCGTTCATGTGGTGGCTGCTCTCCGAGTCTGGCATCTGGCGCTCGTCGTTCAACCCCAACGCTATTCAGATGGCGTTTGCAGAGGGTAATCGGAACTTCGGGCTGAAGGTGCTTGAACAAATCCACATCGCTTGCCCCGAACTGGAGGCAACGATGCGCGAGGAGAACAAGAATGGCAGAGTCGATGCTGACGCAGAGCGAGCAAACTAACACCGCTACTGCGGCAGATACTAAGCCTGTCACCGGAGCGCCGGAACAGGGTCAGCAGCAGAAGGCTGAGGGTCAGAATCCGAAGGGGGACACCAACTCCACCTCGGATCAGCAGAAGGGAGATTCCACCGCAAAGGCTCAGGCAGATGCGGCTCCGTATGAGGTCAAGACGCCGGAAGGTGTTGACTTCGATGCGGATGTACTCAAGTCGTACACGGACATCGCCAACAAGCTGAAGCTGCCACAAGAAGCCGCGCAGAAGATGCTGGAGCAGATCGCCCCTCGAATGAAGGAGCGTGCTGAACAGCAGATGAAGGAAGTGCAGGACCAGTGGCTTGACGCCAGTAAGTCGGACAAGGAGTTCGGCGGCGACAAGCTGAATGAGAACCTGTCGGTAGCCAAGAAGGCTCTCGACCAGTTCGGAACCCCTGCCCTCCGCGCGCTGCTCGATGAGTCTGGCCTGGGGAATCACCCTGAGATCATCAGGGCCTTCTTCAAGGCCGGGAAAGCGATCAGTGAGGACTCCATCGTCACGGCATCGAAACAGGGGGTCAAGTCTGACTCCCCGATGACGTTCAACGATCTCGCGGAGACCCTCTACCCCTCAAAGAAGTGAGCTTCTGAACCATGGCAACTCTTTCTGCTACCAACCTCACGCTCGCCGATTGGGCGAAGCGTGTCGATCCGAATGGCAGCGTTCCAGTCGTTGCGGAATTGCTTTCGCAAACGAACGAGATCCTCACCGACTGCGTGTTCAAGGAAGGCAATCTGCCGACCGGCGACCGTGTCGTGATCCGCACTGGCCTGCCGACCGTCTACTGGCGCGCGCTGAACCAAGGCATCCCGTCGAGCAAGAGCACGACTGCTCAGGTCGATGAGGCTTGCGGCATCCTCGAAGCTCGTTCGGAGATCGACAAGGATCTCGCGATGCTGAACGGCAACACGGCTCAGTTCCGGCTCTCGGAGGACACCGCGTTCCTCGAAAGCATGAACCAGACGATGGCGAGCACGCTGTTCTACGGCAACCCCGCCTCGGACCCGAAGCAGCCGCTCGGCTTGGCTCCTCGCTACTCGGCTACGTCGGCTGGCAACGGTCAGAACATCGTCCTCGGCGGCGGCTCTGGCTCCGACAACACGAGCATTTGGCTCGTCGTGTGGGGCGACCAGACGATCTACTGCCCGTTCCCGAAGGGCAGCAAGGCTGGCCTGATCCATGAGGATCTCGGCGAGCAAACGGTCTACACGCCTTCTGGCCTTGGCTTGACCACGGCTTCGGCGACCGACCGTATGCAGGCTCTCGTGACGCGCTACCAGTGGAAGACTGGTCTCGTGGTCAAGGACTGGCGATATGCGGTTCGCATCCCGAACATCGATGTCAGCGAGGCTGCGGCGCTCGCGAGTTCGCAGCTGCCGACTGCCTACACCACGATGCTGCACACGATGGCGAAGGCTGTCTGCCGCGTCCCGAATCTGCGCATGGGTCGCCCGGTGTTCTACATGAACCGCACGGTCTACTCGGCGCTCATGCGTCTCGCTCTGGAGAAGTCGGCGGCGACCCTCTCGATCCAGACGGCTCTGAGCCAGTTCGGCACCCCGATCTCGTGGGGCACGTTCATGGGCATCCCGCTGCGTTGCGTGGACAGCCTGCTCAACACCGAAGCCCTCATCGCCTGATCACGGAGGATACACAATGTTCATCGACTACAACCTTCGGGTTTCCGAGAACCAAGCGGTCACTACGACCATCGAGTCCACCAACACCATCGACCTCGGCGTGGCGCGGGAACTCGGCGAGGGCAATGCCCTGGAGTTCCACATCACGCCTACGGCAACGGTCACTGCGGCTGGCGCTGCGACTGTCACCTTCGAGGTGATCGGCGCAACCAATGCCGCGCTGAACGCTGGTGTGGTGGTGCTCGGCAAGTCGGAAGCCATCGCGAAGTCGGCGCTCGCCGCGTCCGTCGCGCTGAATGGCGTCCCGGCTACGCCGATCGTGGTTGCGTTCAACCCGTTCATCACCAGTCTCGGTGCTCGCTACCTCGGTGTGCGCTACACGATTGGCATTGGTCCGCTCACCGCTGGCACCTTCACCGCTGACCTCGTGGTCAACCTGCAAGGCAACCGCAAGCACTACCCAACTAGCGTCACCATCTCGTGACCGGGAGCAACGCATGATCACTGACTATTCGTTGCGACTCGCGGAGAACCAACAGCGTCTTGCTGTTGGTGCCGCCGCGACGGACCACCTCATCGACTTGCAGGACGCGAGGAACATCGCACTAGGCGAGCCTTTGTATGCGGTCATCTCGATCACTGAAGACTACACCGCTGCCGCACTTGGTGATGCGTTGATTTCTTGGCAGTTTTACCAGAGCGTAAACACCTCGAAGACCGACATCGCTTCAGCAATTGAGCTTGGATCTACCAAGGCATACTCGGTCAACTTCTCTGGTCTGCTACCCAGAAACTTGCATAAGGGCCAGCGTATCTCACTTGCCCTGTCCCCGATGACGGTTACTTCAACCGACACGACTGCTGCAAACACTTTGACCACGGCTGGTGCCAGATACATCTACGGCGTTGTCACCGTTGCCACCGATCCCTTCACCGCTGGCAAGTTCACGATCGACATCTGCACGCAAGCGATGCTTGGCGGCAGCTACGGAGGGGCAGCCGGATACTCAGACATCCCCGTCTACCCGACCGGCATCACAATCGCCTGACATGAGAGTCCGAGCAAAAGAAGTGTGCTTCATCGACAACATGCTGCGTCAGCCCGGTGAAGAGTTCGACTACACCGGGAAAGTCGGCAGCGCCATGGATGTCATCAGCAAGGAAGAAAGTGATGACGAAGTGCAGTCTGATGAAGACCAACACCCTGCCCCGGCTGCGAAGCGGGGGCCGGGACGCCCACGAAAGGCATCTGCGTCAACGAACTGACGCTCGTATCGCGCTCTCGTGCGGGCGCTTCATTTCTGTGGACGCCGCCTCTCCGCTACCAGGGGTGGCGTCCTTTTCCATAGGTGAGGCATGACGGTTGAGACTTGCACTGGGCCTGGGACGGCGACCTGGACTAGCGACCGATACGAGACTACCGTCAACAGCGTCAGCAACTACGTCGTGCAATGGGACACTTTCCTGCAAACCGATGGAAGCATTGAGGGGAGCATCGGTAGCGCCATGAAGAAGTGCATGACGAAGTGGGGAGCCACGGAAACCGTCACGCTTCTTGTCGAACTTATCGACGGCACTGGTCCGGTGACCAGTTACGAGATGCTGCCGGACTTCGACGATGTCACGGCGACGATCGTTGGCGGCAATCTTAGCTTGTCTGTCCCGGCTGGACGAAAGTTCCGCCTTCACGTAAATGGTGACAGGCTCAAGCCGCTTTACGTTACGTCTGGGCCGCTCCAGTCCTCTATCCCGAGCGGGTCGGTGTCGTTCCCCGACTACGTGATCGCCAACGGGATGCCAACCCTCATCCCTGACGGGACTAAGATCCACTTTCCAGCAGGCGAGCACACGATCCCGACAACTCTCAATGTTGGGCTTGTCGTCGGCGACAACTGTGTTCTGCACGTTGACAGGAATGCCATTCTTGATTCCAGGTTCTTTAACGGCGTCGCCGACAACTCTCTGTTCCAGGGCGCTGGATACGTCCACAACACCAGCGTAGATCCAGAAGCAGTGTGGGTTCTCATCGAAGCTGGGGCTGTGACTTACGATGAGTTGCAGCTCTACTCGATGTTTACTAGCGTTGGTGGGTCCTACTTAAGCACGAACACCGTCAAGGAGTGGACCCTGTTCGGATGCGGCTTCCACTTCATCAGCGGCGGCATCAATCGTATTGAGGACACTACCTGGATTGCTTACGGGCGCGGTGGCATTGGCAACGGACCAGCACCTAGACCGGGAGGTGCGGCGCTGACGAGCTACTTGCTCAGGAGCTTTGTGGACGCTGGTGACGACGCCGTCTTTGCTACGGCAGTCGAGGGCAACATCACGATCCAAGACTGCACCGTGGGGACGCACCTGAACTCCACTGTTCACCTTGGGTATTGGGCGTATGGGGCTGGACCGGACGAAACTGGCGTGAACCCTGGGCCTCTGGTAGAAAACTGCCACCTATACCACCTAGCCAAAGCTGACACAAACGACGAAGACATCTACCCCGCCATTGGAGATCAGACTGTCTTTGCGTGCCGAGTAGACGCAACCAACGAGGAAGGATTTGGTCGTGGTCGCGGCCACTACAACGTCACCATCCGCGACTGCCGAGTCTACGGTCCTGTTCGCGCTCGCCTTATCTTCCTGCGTAACGAGCTTTACCCTTACGACTTGGACATTCGATACGACGCCGCTGGCAACGTGTCGAACTTCATGTTTGAGAATCTTGTAGTAGACGAAACGCCTGGGCAGTTGTCATATCTTGTAGGACGAGACTTCGGTGCGTGCCCGAACAACATCACGTTCAAAAACGTGACCATAGGCGGCGAACGTCTGCTGGCTTGGAACTATTCTGACTTCTTCGTAACCAACTTCGCTCTATACCGTGTCAAGTTTAACGGTCATCCAATGGCAACTGAAGTAGACATCTGCAACCTCGCTCTCTCGTTTTTGGGTGACTCGGCGCAAATCACCGGTATCGACCCGGCTGACGGTAGTGCGCAAGCCGAGGCATGTGCTCGGTTCTACGACATCGCCCTCAACGGCATCCTTGAGATGCACCCATGGGGCTTTGCGACGAAGTATGTTGCACTGACGGAGATCACGACCAACGAGCGCACGGAGTGGGACTACAGCTACCAAGTCCCTGCTGACATGCTTCGACCGCTGCTCGTTCTTCCGCCTGACACGATCGACGACTACCCGGCGCAGCCAGCGAATCAGGTCGAGTTCACGGTCGAGCAAGACGAGAACGACGATCTGGTTATCTACACCGATCAGGAAGAAGCAGTGCTGCGTTACGTCGCATACGTAACCAACACTGGTCTGTTCCCACCGTTGTTCCAGATGGCACTGTCATACCACCTTGCCGGTCTTCTTGCTGGGGTGATCATCAAGGGCGATGAAGGTGCAAAGCATTCTATGCGCTGCACGCAGATGATGATGGCGTATCTGGCGAAGGCCAGTGCTAACGACTCGCACACGCGATCTGTGAAGCCAACCCACTTGCCTACCTGGATGTCAGGACGCTGAACATGGCACAGAACCGCCCCTTCACACAGACCCGCACCTACAACCGATCGTTCTCAGCAGGCGTTGTCAGTCCTGAGATGTTCTCGCGCCTTGATTTGCCGCAGAATCAGACGGGGCTTCGGGAGTCTGTGAACATGGTCACGATGCCGCAAGGACCTGCGCGGCGGCGTCCAGGCACGCAATACGTCGCCGATCAAAAGAGTTCAGCACAAGACGCCGTTCTCATCCCGTTTACTTACAGCACGACGCAGAGCATGGTGCTGGAGTTCGGCAACACATACATCAGGTTTCACACAGACGGCGCTCCTCTTTCGGTGTCGGTGTACACGGACTACAGGTCGGCAGCTACTGTCACGTTTACCAGCGGCACTGATGTAGTTAACTGGGCAGCGCACGGGTTGGTGGCTGGTGAGCCATTCTTGTTCAGCAATGGAGGCGGTGCTGTTGTCCCAACCGGCCTTGTATTCGACACAGTCTACTACGTTGTAAATCCAGCCGCGGGGACGTTTCAAATTGCCACTACCGTAGGTGGCACTCCTATCAATTTCACCACTGACGGCTCAGGCACGATGACTGGCAAGCGTCGATACAGCCTCGGCGATGTGGTCTCGAATGCTGGAACCTACCACTACTGCACTGCTCAAAACGACAGCACCGCACTAGGGTCGAACCCACCGTGGTATGCAATGACTGGGACGGTCTTTGAGATCCCGTCTCCATATGCTCAAGCCGACCTCTACGACCTCCACTACGTCCAGAGTTACGACGTGATGACGATCACGCATGTAGGTTACCAAACCAGAGAACTACGGCGCACTGGTGTGAATGGCTGGACGCTAGTTGCAGTGACGTTTGAAGCGTTACTAGCTGCTCCTGGTAGCGTCACGGCTACTGCGACATTCGCAGAGCAATACGTGATCAGTGCTATCGCCCTCGGCACCGGGACGTTGACCTTGAACGGATTCGCAACTGCTGGAGCTGAAATGCCGTTTTCCAATGGCGATCAGGTATACGTCTACGGAGTCCTTGGCACGACCGATCTGCCAAACGGCTTCTACATCGTCTACAACCGAACCGTAACAAGCGTTCGCCTTGCCCCTGTCAGCACCGGCATTGTTGACTTGGCATACACCAATGCCTATACCGCTAACAGCGGGAAGATGTTGTTTGCTGAACAGAGTGCCGACACGACCAACTACTACAAGGTCACGGCTGCCACCAGCGACTTGCAAGAATCTGATCCGAGCAGCGAGGCGTCAGTACTCAACATCTTGACCTCGACTGGCGCATACAACACCGTATCGTGGGCTGCTGTCACTGGCGCAGAACGCTACTACGTCTACAAGAAGCAGAGCGGACTGTTCGGCTACATCGGCCAGACCGATACCACGAGCTTCGTCGATGACAACATCGCTCCAGACATGGGGCGGACGCCTCCGATCCGAGATGCTGGCGAATTCGCTGCGGTGGATGACTACCCAGGTGCCGTCTCCTACTTCGAGCAGCGTCGATGCTTTGCTGGCACTAATAACGACGCCCAGACCATTTGGATGACACGGTCAAACACTGAGTCTGACCTGTCATACTCGCTGCCGAGTCAGGACACTGACCGCATCAAGTTCGACGTTGTCGCCCGCGAAAACGCCACTATCCGCCATATCGTCCCGCTAGGTGAACTGTTGCTTCTGACCAATTCTTCTGAGTGGCGCGTGTCTGCGGTCGGCTCGGAGGCGATCACTCCGTCGAGCGTCAGCGTCCGCCCTCAGAGCTACATCGGCAGCAGCAACGTGCAGCCTGTTGTAGTCAACAACTCACTGCTGTTTTGCGCCGATCGTGGCGGTCATGTTCGAGAGCTTGGGTTCAACTGGCAGTCGCAGGGCTACGTCACTGGCGATCTATCGCTGCGGGCTAGCCACCTGTTCGACAACTACACGATCAAGCAGGTTGCCTACCAGAAGGCTCCCATCCCAATCATGTGGGCGGTTCGCGATGACGGCAAGCTGCTAGGACTCACCTACGTCCCAGAGGAGTCAATCGGAGGATGGCACACTCACGAACTCGGTGTCAACGTGAAGTCGGTGTGTGTCGTTCCAGAAGGCGACGAAGACCGGGTCTACTTGATTGTGCAGAGGCTTGTCAACGGCACCAGCAAGCGGTTCATCGAGCGTCTTGGGACGTTCAACTATGGCACTGATGTCGAGGCTTATTTTGTGGACTGCGGTCTCCAGGTACTTACCGGTGCTACGGTTAGCACTGTGACCTTGGCACATCTTCCTAACGAGACTGTTTCACTGCTTGTTTACGGAGATGTCCTTGATGATCGCACCGCAAACGGTTCAGGTGTTGTGACTCTCGACCTAGCAGTCTCGGCTGGGAAATACATCTCCTGCGGCTTGTCCTTCGACTCGTACTTGAAGACGTTGCCGATGGCTATCGACACTCCAGGTTACGGCCAAGGCAGGCCAAAGAACATCAACACCGCTTGGCTGCGCGTCTACAAGAGCACAAACTTCAAAGTCGGGCCTAACGCGAGCCAATTGGTTGCCGCGCCACAATACACCACGAGCGACGCGCTGCTTACTGACGAGGTCGAGGTTGTTCTTCGACCAAGCTGGAACTCAGACGGAAGCGTCTATGTGTTGCAAGACAAGCCGTTGCCTCTTATGGTTACCGGCATTACCGTAGAAGTTTCGATCGGAGGGTAACATGGGACCAGCAGCAATTGCCTTGATGGCTGTCGGGGCGACGCAAAGCGCGATCGGCGCGTTCTACAGCGCCAAGACGCAGCAGTACCAAGCCAAGTCGGCGGCTGCGGACTACGAGTTCCAGGCGTCGATGTCGGACATGAACGCCCGTCTGCTGGAGCAGCAGGCAACTTCGATCTACCAGTCTGGCGCTCGCGAGATCGGGCAGACCGGGATGCGATACGCGCAGGCCAGGGGTGCTACGGAGGCGAGCCAATCTGCTCGCGGCATCCGAGGTGCCAGTGCTGCGGAAACGCTAGCCAGCCAGGACTACGTCCGCGACCTCGACATGATGACGCTCAACGTGAACCGTGTGCGCGCAGCAGGCCAAGCCCGCCTTGCCCGTGTCGCCGCGAAGAACGAGGCGAACTTCGCTCGGCAGAACGCCAGCGTGCTGCGCCGGTATGCCAAGACCATCGACCCAATCGCTGCTGTTCAGCAGTCGCTTCTGAGCAGCGCGAACTCGGCAGCAGGATCGGGAGCCTTCTGATATGCCAAGAGTCCCAACCTTCGGCGGCGTCCCGACTGTCAACCTCGCCACCGGTTCGCCGCAGCAGTTCGGCGCACCTCGCACTGTCCCGGTCCCAGGCGACCCAGGTGCCGCGTTGCAGCAGCAGGGGCAGGACATCATGGGTCTCGGCGCGCAGATCGCGAAGCGGGAGCAGCACGAGAAGGACAAGCTCTCCACTGCGTTCGCCAAGACCTCCTACAACAGCCTGCGCGTTGCCGCTGCCGCCGAGTTCGGAGCCTTCAAGGGGCTCAAGAACGCCGATGCCCTGAAGGGCAAGGAAGCGGCGATGAAGCGTGTCACTGGCGAATACGACCGCATCTACAAGGGCATGACAGACGATGCCGCTCGCGATGCGTTCGAGGCTGCGGCTGGGGGGCTCCTGGCTTCTGTCCAGATCGACATCGACGAGCACGCCCGCGTCCAGAGCGATGCGTTCCAGTCGGAGGCGAACAGGACCCACCAGGGGCTTTCTGAGGCAGATGCAATCAAGTCTTGGGTGGCGTCCTACGACGCGACCGCTTCGCAGGACCCCAACCAGATCGGCCCGCCCGCGCCTGCTGGAAGCAATGAGCCAGCCCAACAGGTCCCCGGCAAGATCGGCCCGCCCGCGCCGCCAGTTAGCGGCGAGCAGTTCGCGAACGCAGCCGTCGCGGACGCCGAAGAGGAAGCCTACAGGCAGGGCATTCCCCCTGACAGCGATGTCTTCAAAGCCATCGTCTCAGGCGTTCGCAGCCGCATCAACGAGGGCGTGGTCGAGGCGCTCTCTGCGCAGGGCAAGTTCGACGATGCCGAGGAGCACCTCGCCGGGTCGCTGGCTCACGGCGAGTTCGACCCAGAGGCGGCAGCGAAGATGCAGGGCAAGATCCGCGAGCGCCGCGTTGCCGATGTCGCGCTGAAGCAAGTGGTCGAGTGGGACGTTGCCGGTGTCTCCATGTCTGCCCGCGTCGGTGCCACCAGGGCTGCGTTCGCTTCTGGTCAGATCGATGCCGACGCATACCGCGCCGTGATGGAAGAGATCGGCAAGTCGGAGAAGGCGAGCAAGGAACTCAACAGCGCCATGAAGGCTGAAGGAGTGACCGCAGCGCAGCGGTTCTTCAACGCCAACGCGATGGCGAGCATCGACGATTTCAAGAGGGCTCTACCAGAGGAGTATGAGAAGGCTGTCGCGAACGGCGGCTTGCCAGAGATCATCTCGTTCTCAGGGAAGCGTGACGCCAACAACCCGCAGGCAGTGGTCCGCGCGCAGAGCATGACTGCCGAGGAGTTGAGCGCATACTCCAGGCAGGAGATCGTCAACGAGTTCTACTCGCTGCTCGACGAGTCGAACTTGAAGGACTTGCTCACTCGCCACGAGAGTGCGACGAGCGGCGGCGGGGCTGGGACCAAGGCGGGGCTGGAACTCATCAGCCGCGACGAGAAGCTCCGCATCGGGTTCGCCAACGTCTACAAGCACAGGCTCGAAGACAAGTTCGACTACAACGACAAGGCGAAGATGGAGGAGTTCGCCACTGCCCAGATGTTCTTGGAGTTCAGGACCAATCTGCAAGCCAAGGTCGAAGCGTTCGAGGCTGGCAACAGCGGCAAGAAAGCAACCGACGATGACCTCGATGACATGATCGCGGACATGGAGCTTGATGTCGCGAAGAAGCGCAACACGTTCTCGTCCAATTCCGATGTCAACATCAACGCAGTGACCAAGGAAGAGAGAGCACTTCTCTACATCGAAACTCCTACTGGCCCAGTCAGCCTTAGCGATTTGGACAAGGACCAGGAGGCCGAATACACTAGGCAAGCCATCAGCGACGGTCAGAAGTGGCTCAAGGACGAGCGCGCCAAGGGTAAAAAGGTCAACGAATACGACATCCCCAAGGAATTGCGACCGACTCAGAACAACATCATCAGCCGGTGGATCCACGACCGAGCCCCAGGTGCAAAGAAGGACAGCAGCGCATCGCAAGCAGTCGCTAGCCTCCGCTATGGGCCGAATCCTGCCGTTCCATTCGATCGCCCGACACCGTTCCCGACAGCAGCGTACAACTTCGGGGAGGTCTCGCTCCTTGCCAAGGAAGCCAAGAAGCGCAACGACGCATTCGGCGAATTGCGCCGCGAGATCTACCGCAAGTACAAGGTGCCGACAGTCCAGATCCAGCACTTCTTGGTTGAGCACCCAGTCCGCGCTGCTGCTGACGCCGAGCTTGACAAGAGGTGGAAGGAGATGACCGACGCAACAATCGAGCGCGCCCACCTGGACAGACTCATCGCATCAACCGGCGAGCGCAAGGAGACGATCAGGAGGCTCAACGAGGAGGCGGATGTCCTGACCAAGCAGTTCGGCAACCGCCACCCTGCTGTCACTGCCCTTGTTCGGCAGCGTCTAGACCTGGAGCTTCTCGATGTGAAGATCCAATCGGCTCGGACTGTCTATGGCCCTCTCGAAGAGACCGAGATGAGCCTCGACACCGATGTGTATGGACCTGAAGAAGCGATGAGCGAGGCTGACACTGCTGCCCTGCTGGAGGCAAGCGAGCCCCGCCGCAAGGAGATGTCGAACCTGTCTAGGACTGCTGGCGAGATCCTGTCCCGCCCGCTGACGCCAGATTCGATTCGAGAGGCGACTCGACTCCAGAACAAGTTCGAGAAGCTCAAGTCGAACGAGAAGCATATGCAAGACCTGATCGAGCGAGTCAAAGCGGAGAAGGCTAAGTGATCATCCCAGAGACCAACGAGCGCCCAGAGGACTTCTCGCCTGTTCAGGACCCGCAGCCGGTCCAGGCTCCAGCCCAGCTTCCTCCTGCGCCTCCGGTAGCCGTCGAGCAGGAACAGGAACCGGAGCCTGTCCAGGCTCCAGCCCCTATTCCTCCTGCGCCTCCGGTAGCCGTCGAGCAGGAACAGGAACCGGAGCCTGAATACTCGCAGTATGCGATCGAGATGCGGCAGACGCGCGATCTGCTGATGGTCGCGAACTACAAGGACGCTCTCAAGAGCAACCCTGAGTTCGTTGCCGAGCTACGCACGCTGTCGCAGCAACTCGGCGTCACGCTCGACGAGAACTCGGATGTCGAAAGCATCCGCAAGATGTTCCAGCTGAAGGCGTTTCAGGACTGGCAGCTTGCCGACGCGAACCCGGTGCTCGCGTGGAAGATGACCGACCCAGAGTTCGCGAAGCTGGCGCATGACCAGATCGACCAGCTATCTGGGCTGGAGGACATGGTCAAGGGGTTCTCGCGCGGGCGGCTGACCTACGAGCGGTCGCAGATCGGCACGAGCATGTTCTTCAACAGCGCCACGACCGAGCAGGTTGACAGGCTGCTGGAGATCGACAAGGAACTCCAGGGCTACGAGCCCGGCACTTGGCTCGGCATTGCCTCAGAGTTCGTCGGCACGATGTCCGAGACCTTGCCACGGGCGCTCGCTTACGGGCTCGCCACGGGCACTACAGCGGCAGGCATCACTGCTGCTTCGGGTCCTGGTGCAGGCCCAGCGTTCCTTGCTGGCTTCGGCACCGGCACGACGGTCGGCATGTTCATCGAATCGGCGAAGGTCGGAGGCGGAAACTTCTTCGCCGACGTTCGCAACCAGGGCTACAGCGAGGACGAGGCGCGTCTCGGCGCGATGGGCTATGCGGTTGTCTCAGGTCTCTCGGAGACGCTGGGGCTCAAGTTGCTCGGCAAGCCGCTCGCTGCCGTTGGTCGCAAGCTGATGGATGCGACCCCAGACGCATTGGTCCGCCCGACGCTGGGTCGGTCGATCTACCAGTTCGGCAAGGACGTAACGCTGCCTCCGCTGGCAGAAGCAGGAACCGAAGGGTTCCAAGAGTTCGCGGCGATTGCTGCCGAGGAGATCGTCAAGTTCCGCTCGAACCCTGACGCTGTCGGCATCCTCGAAACTGAAGAGGGGCGTGAGGAGTTCGCGACTCGCATCGGCCAAGCGTTCTCGACTGCTCTGAAGGGCGCGTGGGTACTGTCGCTCCCAGGTGCTGCCGGTCGCGTGGGTGTTAACCAGCGCAAGGCGGACGAGGCGAACGAAGCGGTCAAGGTCTTTGAGGCAATCGCGGACGGCACGGCGAACCAGGAGCTTCTCAAGCGAGCGCCCGACATGTACGGGAAGTTCGTCCAAGACGCTGCCAACCAAGCCGAGACCCCCGATGTCTACGTCAACGCCAAGGAGT